ACGACAAGAAGTAGGTGGCCTCTTATCAGCAACTCATCGACGATGTTCAGAACTGGTTGAACAGGAGGGACATCGCGTCCCTCCTCCCTGGCTGGGTGCTGATGGTCGAAACGGAAATCGCCGAGACCCTGCGCGCCAGGTGCATGGTCACCTTCGGCGAGCAGGACATCGACGCCGCCGAGATCACGCTTCCCGATGACTTCGCCCAGATGGAATCGATCAGGGACGCCACCTCGGGCGAGTTGCTGAAGCTGAAAGACGAGTGGAGCGGTCACTGGGTGGGGCGACAGTCCAGTGCGTGGCAAGAGGGCGCCGTGGTCGGCGCGGTCGGTCAGGTCTGCACCGCGTATCGGCTGAAGGGGAACTGCATCGAGTTCCTCCCGCACCCGGTCATCCCCGACCCGCCGGACCCGGCGCATCTTTGGCAACGGATTCTGATGGGGTGGTATGCCAAACCTAAACCCCTCCTCCTCCCGTCCGACACCAACACGGTCCTGGAGGCCCTCTACGGGGTCTATCTCTGGGGTGTGATCAAGCACGGCGCGCTGTTCGAGTTGGATGACGACAGAGCCGCGCAGGCCGACGCGCAGTTCCAGCAGGTGGTGACGCGGGCCAACCTCTGGAAGCAGCAAAGTGATTACGGTGGCGCACCGTTACGCGCTGAACTGGTATCGTTTGGATGAGCGGCTCGATCCCTCAATACCCCTGGGCGGAAGGCGACGCGCTTTATGCGTCGGCTCTCAATGACGCCATCGCCGCCGCCCTCGCCAGCGGTGGTGGAGGCGGCGGTGGAGCATCGGATGCTGACATCACGGCGTATTTCGCCGCCCTCCCCACCAGCGACGCCGGTGTGGCCCCCGGCGGAATGTTTTGGAACGGCGGGTTTCTGAACCGCGTCGCGGGCGGCGTCGGCGGCACCAGCATCTCGAACGCGGATATCGAAGCCTATTTCGCGGCCTTACCAACGAGTGACGCGGGCCTTTCCACGGGTGGCATGTTCTGGAATGGAGGCTACTTGTGCAGAAAAATCTGATCCTGGCGGTGATCTTGTCGTTGTTGGCCGGATCATCCGCATGGGCGTCCTGTCCATCCAACCCGGCGGATTGTCCCGCGACGACGGCCAGCACTCTGACCACGCCCAATTTGCAGGCGACCGGCATTGTTCATATGTCTGGCCTCTCATCCGGCACCCAGACATCCTGCCTGGGTCTCAACGCCAGTGCGAATGTCGTCACCGCCGCGTGCGGCTCCGGTGGAGGCGGTGGCGGTTTGACGGTCGGGTCGAGCCCCATCGTCGGTGGCACGCCCACGCGCATCCTTTACGACAACGCCGGCGTCCTCGGTGAGTATGCCCTGGACGGGCGAACCATCGTGGCGACCTCCAACACCTTGAGCACGGCGTCACCGACGCGCACGGCGGCGTCTCCCACGGTCACGGCCGCCGACATGGGCGGCTCGCTCATCATATCCAGCGGCGGCGTGACCATTCCCGTCATCAGCGCTGGGTTATTCAACGCCAAACAAACGCTCTTCCTCGTCAATTACGGCGGTTCCGCCGCCTCGGTCACCAATAACAGCGGGCAAGCGATCAACGCTGGCGGCGGTTGCGGTTTGACCATTCCGACGGGTGGATCGTGGCAATTGCAGGCCAACGGAACGTCGCTCGATTGTTTGCAAACCGTGAGTTCAGCGACCGGTGGCGGTAGCACCACGATCGCGAACAATACCGCCGTGCTTGGCACGTCCGCCATCGCCTCGGGTGTTTGCGCGTCCGCTATCGTGAGCGCCGGGCCGGGTATCGCGACCACCGATGTCATCTGGTGGGGGTTCAACGGCGACCCAACGGCGGTCACCGGCTACGCCCCCACGGTCAACGGCATGTTGACGATCATCGTGTATCCGACAACGAACAACGCCAACTTCAAGGTCTGCAACAATACCGCTGCCAGCGTGACCCCTGGAGCCATTACCCTGAACTGGCGGGTGATCCGTTGATGCGGACGTTTCTCGCTTTACTTCTCTCGCTTCTGACGGGACTGGCTTTCGCCCAGGGTGGCATGGGGCCGGGGCCGGGGACGCGGCATTCCGCTGGTGGCGGGCACACCATCGCGTTCTCCACGCTCGCCAATGGCAGCACGGGCGGCTCTCCAATCGCCGGGAGCGGCACCTATGCCGGCACCGCGCCGACATCGCTCTCCTCGGCGACGTGGGGCGGCGGATGCTCTGGCTCCTCGACCCCCGCCGGGTTCTCCGCGACAGGCGGGACCTGGTCGGCGACGTTCACCGTGCCCAGCGGGGCGGGGTCGGGATGCACGATTACCATCGTGGACAATCTTTCGGCTGGCGCGACTTCGCCGGGGGTGACGATTTCCGCCGGTCCTTTCGTCGGACCCGGCCCCGGCGACCTTCAGACCTTCGCGGTTTGGGGCGGTCTTCGCGCCTACAGTATCGCCATGCGCGGGACCAAGGTGGCCAATGTTTGCAACGTCTCGGACGCTACCTGTGCCGATATGTTCAGTAGTGCCTCAACCGGCGCGCTGGTCATCACCACCATCGGCGGCTCCGATTGCGCGGTTGTCGTTTGCACGGTCAAGACGCTTTACGACCAAACCGGCAACGCGAAAGACCTCACCAACGCAACGATAGCCAATCGCCCGACCCTCGTCGTTAATTGCAACAACTCCCTGCCGTGCCTGAATTTCAACGGTTCGCAATCGTTGCAAACAGCCAGCTTCACGCTTAATCAACCCGCGACGATTTCCGCGACCGGCATTCGCACGTCGGGTGTCACCTGGCAGGGCCTCGTCGCGGGCGGGAGCCAGATGGCGCTCTATTTCGATGACGGAACTCTTGGCCTTAACACCATCTCCATGTATGCGGGCAACTCAACCTGTTGTTCAGCGATCCAGACAAATGGGTCGTGGCACAATTTCCAGGCGATCTATAACACCACGTCGTCGTTTCTCGTCGTGGACGGCAATGTATCCGGCATGAGCAACCCAGGCACGTTCTTCATCACGACCGGCGTGTATTATGGGAAAGAGTCATCCGGCACATTCGTTTTGACCGGAAGATCAACGGAGATGGGCGTCATCCCGTCGGCCTTGTCGAGCGCCAGTGCCACCGCGCTCGACGCGAACCAACACGCCTACTGGGGGATTTAATGCTATTTTTACGCCGGACATTTCTGGAGGGTGTTGGCGGAACCGCCGCGCGGTTTCTGAGCGGCGGTAGCGGGACGGCCACGTCGACCGTCACCGCGCAAACGATTCGGATTACCGTCAGCGGCGTGGACATTCTGATATTGATCCCCGCCGGAATGCCGACGCCAGCCTACCTCGTTTATTATCATTCCGGCGTTGGTGACGACCGTGAGTCACTGGTGGCCGATGGTTTGAAGCAAACCTGTGTGACGGCGTTCCGCGCCGCCGGTTACATCCTGATGGGCATTTCCGCCGGAAATAACTGGGGCAATCAGGCCGCGCTCAACGCCTATGTCACAGCTTACAATTATCTGGCCAGCCAGTATTCCATCGCGGGGACGCTGATCTGGTCGCAATCGATGGGCGGTTGCGCGGGATTACTCAATCTTTCCGCCGCCGCTTACCCAAACATCAAGGGCTGGCTCGGCACGTATCCCGTTTGCAGCTTGCAAAACCTCTATAGCGCGGGAACCTACGCCGGCCAGATCGATGTGGCCTACAATATCCCCGGCGGCGGTAGTTACGCGACGCAAACCGCCGGTCACGATCCCCTCCTTCGCACCGCCGCCAGTTTTCCTTACCGGATGCGGTGGTATGCCTCTCCCGGCGACACCGTGGTCAATGAAGCCGGCAACAGTACCGCGATGGTGGCTCTGGTCAACGGCATCGCGATCGAGAATGTGCTGGTGCCCTGCACGGGAGATCACGGCGACCCGACGCATTTCCAACCAACGGATTACGTGACTTTCGCGCAACGGTGCTTCGCATGACTGATTTCAACGGCACCCTGTCCGAGAAGCTGAGGTAGCCGAGTGAACGCCTTCGCGGCCCTCGCCATTGGCGGCGCCGAGGTCACCGCCAGCGGCTACGCCCGGCGGCCCACGACGCTCGCTTACGCCGCCGATGGGGTGACGCTGTGCAATCTCGCCTCGATCCAGTGGCCGGTCGCCACGGCCTCCTGGGGCGTCATCGACACGGTGCTGCTTTACGACGCCGTGACCGGTGGCGCACTCAGCGCCACCTTCCCGGCCGTCACGCCGATCGAGATCCGCATGTATGATATCGCCAGGATACCAGCGGCGGGCATTGAACTTGTCGTCGGGGTGACGACGGTCAGTGTCCCGGTCCCCGGCGTGTTCGGCCCCTTCGGTCTGGGCGCCCCCGACGGGACGCCTGGGGCGTTCAGTCCTCTGGGGTATGATATCCCCACGGGCGTGCCAGGCGCGTTCGGGCCCGCTGGTTATGGCGCGTTGGTGGTGGTGGCCGGCGTCATTGGCGTGCCGCTGGAACGCGCCTTCGACCGGGTCCACGTTTGCTCGCCTGGAGTGTGGGCTAAAGCGGCATAGGAGATAACCATGGCCTCGACAGCGGGACAGATGACCCAGACGCCGACAGGTAACCCTCAATGGCGCGCCTGCAACGGCACCAACGTGCAGGGCTTCCAGGCGCCGATCGCGCCGCAGACCAACCGGCCGCACACCGGATATTCCTACGGCACCTACCGGGACTGGGTGCTCAGAATGGGCTACAATCGCACAAAGGGCATCGCCGGCTGGCGGGTCATGC